CATTAATGACTTTAAAATTATTTATACCCTCGACTTTGGAACCATCTTCATTATATAGTTCAACGTAATCCGTATCTCCTCGCCGACCCGTATACACCTTTGACTCAACAGTGCTTTTGGGTTGTTTCAATATAACCTCATTCATCTTGGACTTTAAATAGTCCGCAAGACCTGGATATGCGTCTCTTCTTTTTGTGTTTGTTGATGCGGCCCCACCAGATTGCTGATAAAACGTAATAAGAAATCTATCTGCATCATTTGTGGTTTGCTTTGAAATTCCCTTTTTCTTTAGCTCATCAAAATTCTTTACTGCATCTAGTGTATAACTATGGTCTGGGATATTATTTAATGTCTCATCTATACTTATGTCAATATCATTCATATTGAAATTGTTGAGCCTTTCGTTGAATTGATTTGCATACGCAGCCTGGAATCTAGCTATGTCAACATCGCCCTCATCTTCAAGATTAATATATTCATTGAGCTCGAATTTCTTTCCATCAATCTCAACAAATGGGGGGATATTCTGCTCGTATCCAGGAGGACTAAATATATCAATTCGTTTTTCAACATCTTCATATATTGTTCCATCCTCGGCAAGGAAATGAAACTTGCCAGTTGAGTCTTCAACAATATTAGACAACGGCTTTTCTGGGTCAAAGTTTTTAACGAGTTCCGCAGCAGAAATATCATTTATGGTTTTCACTTGGGCTTTTACGGGAGACTCAACTAAATCATCCGTAATTCCAAAAGCAACCTCATCAAACTTTTTTGCCGCTTTAGATACCGCACTAGATGCCGCCTTGCTAAGTGAATTCATCACCTTGGCTCCCTTGAGCAAACCAAATCCACCAGCAATATTTGATGGGTCAGCAACAATGTCAACGGCAAGCTTGGCGATTGGACTTGCATCGGGGGACATAAACACCTCAGAAGGAGTTCTTTGGGACGTGTTGAATGAGTCGTAATTGGGTAGGGCGTTAGCTAAATTAGCTGGCTTACCAGTCGCATACGCAAGTGCTTCAACCATAGCGGCTTGTGGGATTGCCGTAGTTTGTCCTATCGCATTTAGAGCCGCCTTAGGAAGTGCAGTCGCAAAATCAGCAACCTCAGAGGCATCCAATCCCTTTCCACGCATAGCCTTTGAACGGATAAACCTACCGATAGGTGAATCCTGAGAGAATAGTCTTTTCTCCTCTTTAGTAAGATTGTCGTAATAAGCGTACTTTTCTCCAGTAGCCTTATTAGCTACAACATCAACCGTATCGAGTACGATGTTACCAGCTGGAGCTTCGGGACTTTGGGTCTCTTGTGGCTTGTTCTTTTTGCGAGCAATCATATGCCACGAGTGTACTTCTGTGACTTAGGAGGCATCTTCTTGCTGCCCTTAGAGCCAGCCCAGAAAAATTTATCAGCCCAATACGCAGCACTCATTTTGCCCTTTGCAATGTTCTTTGCGTGGCGAGCCTTGAAGCTCTTGCGAGCCTCTGGGCTATAGTTGTGTCCCATCTTCTGGTCTCCAAAGCGGATAAGCTTAACCTTATCTCCTTCTTTAGCTAGAACGATTCCTTTTTTAGTAGGGTGACTTGGGGTCTTCTTTGGTTTGTTGACCCCACTCAATCCATACTTCTTGAGCATATTCTGAATAGCCTCCCTGGTTTTCATATTACATCTGTTCTTCTGTGGGTTGTACTTGTGCTTCTGGTTGAGCTGGCTGAGCTGGTTGAGCCATTTGAGCTCGCTCATAAGCCATCTTCATAAGTGACTCAATGTCGGGCTCTTGGAAAGAAATCGGTCCAGAATCCTTCTTGCGTTGGTCAATAAGTTTAGATTGCTGAGACGCTTGAATCTTCGTTCTGTCGTCCTTTCTGTCCTCCTTAAATGACTCCATATCGGCAATGATTCCAGCCTCAACAGCCTTGAGCTGCATATTCTGGCGGAACTCCTGCTCAGAAAGCTGAGCCTTGAGTTGGTATTCTGCCTGAAGCTTCTGGATTTCAGCTTGACTCTTGAGTTGCTCAATTTGAGCCTTCATTTGTCCAGCAATCTGTAGCTCTTGGCTCTTAGCTTGCGAAGACACAATAGCAGTTTGCTGATTGGCCTGAGCCTGCATCATACTATTCTGCTGAGCAATCTCCATCTGCTCCTTCTGATAACGCTTACGGCGCAGCGAAAGGAACTTATGGGCTTGGTTTGGGTTCGTCATCTTACGAGCTATAATAGCGTCCTCAATGCGAATCTCGTTTCTTGACAGGGCGGTGGTAATGTGTTGCTCGATAAAGTACTTCTCTTTATCATCTGGCTCAACCTCAATGTTGATTCCAAAGTTGTGAAGCGAAATCTTATCCATTGACTCAATAACGTCAATGTTTGCTTTGCCAATAGACTCAACGTAGTACTTGTACAGAGGAGAGTTCTTTGGTATGTCTTGAATCATCATAATGATGTCCTTAGCGATACCCTTGGTGATGCTATTAAGGGCTCTGTCCACATCGTAAGTTGCCGTGTTGGATGCGTCAACAGCCATTTGCGTTACACCAACAAGTTGCTCAGAACGAGTGATGCCCTCTCTCTCGGGGACAACTCCAGTTACGTTTCTAATCTCATTGATGTAGAAGTTGTAAGCATTCACCAGTTGGGGAAGCTCACTAACGTATGCTGGCAAAGGCTGAATGGGTACACCTTGAGCATTACCCTCCTCATCTCTTGAACGGTAGTAGACAACACCTGTCGCTTCGTAGATGTCTTGAATCTCCAGTGGGGTAAGCTCTCCGCCATCTCCCATACTTACGGCATTCAATCCGGCTACGTCAATGATAAGACCATACGGCTTGACGCGAGCGATGAGCTGCTGAATCTTTAAGTGAATAAGCTGAATCTGGTCAGCCATCGGGCGGATGGTCTCAACGATGCTGTCTTCAACCATATTGTAGATTGAAGGAGCATATACGTGGAAAGACATCCAAGTATCTTGAATGTTGTCCTTGGGACGAATCATATTCTCCTTGAGACCGTAACTCCAGATTACATCAGCACCAAGAATCTTCTTTCCAGCGTAGACCGTCTTGTAGGTCATCGTCTTCTTCTCACGCTCGTACTTGCTGTTCTTGGGCGGCTCGTAATTACTTCCCTTCTTGTAGAATCCAGCATTCCCGTGACGAGTGCGTTTCTTCTCGAAGTTCATATCGTCAACGCTAATGAACTCAAAATCAACTACTGGAATAGTGAAGTCGTCATACTCGTAAACGAAAGTGTTTAGGTATGCATTAAAGTGGTTGTTTGCGTGAACAGAAGAGGGGTTATCGTACTTTCCAGCATACGTCTGAGCAATCTCATAGTACTGAGCCTCTGAGTATTTATCACCAACCTCACGCTTGATTTCTCCAATCGTAGTGTAGATAATCTCGGCAGCGTAAACCATATCCTTAAAGTTTGATGCCTTTACGTGAGATGAGATTAAGTATTTGGGGTCTACATAACGAACCTTGATTCCCTCGTATGGGTCAAAGTATGTTCTGGTAGCTCCTATTCCAATTACAACCAAGTCCTCGCAGACCTTCTTTCTAATTTCAATAGGGTAGTCATTTTGGTCAAAGGTGAGTTCAACAGCAAGCTCTGCAGCAATCTCTACTGCCTGCTTGAAGTTCATCTCCATAATCATATCCAGCTCATCCATTGAGTCTGGAATCTCCATACCTTCGGTTAGGTCTTGACCAGTGGTTTCTTTTACCTCGTCAATGAAGTCCTTAAACTTCATCATACCAACGAGCTTATTCTTGATTTCGTCTCTATCAGAATTTGCAATTGGGTCAGTAGCACGAATCTTTAACTCGTACGACTTGTTCATAATAGAGTTTACGATAACCTTAACAAACTTCTTTACAACAGGGATTGGCGTCCAGTCAAGGTTTAGTAGTGATGTGTCGCCAGTTGCGTTAAGAAGTTGCTTGTATCTAGAGATGTTTTGCTTACCCTTGGCGTAGGCTCTGTTCTCCTCAATGCGCTCACGGCGTGTTTGGTAATAGTTGTATCTCTTAGAGAACCATTCTGACTCAATAGCCTTGGCGTACATTAATCCATACTCGTCACTCTTTTTGATATCTTGAGGGACGAGTGGTGTGGGGAATCCGCCAACTCTGGGTATGTTGTGTTGTTTCATCTGAAATGCATTTCGCAATACACAAAATTAGTAAATATCATCTAGAGCGTTTTGAGATAGTTCCGCTGTTGTCATAACGCCTTACAAATGGTTTTGAGACAGTTACCTTTTTCTCTTCCCTCGGCTGAACCTGTAGCCCAAGAAGTGCCAGACCAAGGCTTATTGTGTCGTCGTGTTTGGTTCTATTTTTAATGTCGTAGATAATCAAATCACGAAGGGTCTCGTTGAAAAAGAATTCTCCCATTTCACCAGTGTCGCTATTGATTCCAATGTGATTATTCACGTAGGCCTGAACAGCGTGAGCGTGTGCCTGAGCAATATCCTCAGAGTTCATAGGTATTCCGTATTGAGCAACGCCACGTGATGATTTTGGAGTAAGAGCTTTGGGTCTCTTTAGGACATATCCCATATATCCCCACTCTTCGACAAGCTTGTCAATCATTCTGCGCACGTTGTTTTCAATCAGCATTGGCACACCAAAGAATATTGATGCCATAAGCATTTGCTCATATGCAAGTAATGCCGTCTGTTCACGTGAATTATATCTAGCGATACACATATTGCTTGGGTACTTCATATTCGCCCTTGTGACAATGTGCATAGAGGCACGAGAACCCCTTCCGTCAACCGTGGCGTCTACCTTATAGGGGTCAACTCCAGCTACACCAAGCCAGTCATTAGCTGGATATTTATGCGCTCCCCTTTCGTAGTATTTATTTCTATCCTCTGGCTCAAGGAAATGTGAAATCTGCCACGGACCATTTGTCTCTGGTATGAACATAACATCACCAAATCTGTGGCCATCTATCCAGTGGAAGCGACCCTGAGTATATGGTCTTACTTCAAGCTCATTGTTGTAGAACATCTGCTCGTTGAGCTTTACGATGTCAAAGATTGAGCTTTCGTTAAAGTCCATAAATGCCTCGTCAATGTCAAATGGCATCTGACGCTTCTCCTCTGCGTAGTCATCAGAATTACCCTTCAAGGATTCGCGCTGAGCAAGCAGAAAGGTCTTACCGCCGTAGTTTAGCGACTCGCCATCAATGCTGATAAAGGGCTTCTCTGGGTCTTCAACAATACTCCGACCGTATTTATCAAGTATCACCGTTTCGTATGCCGGGATAAATATTGAATAAAGACCAGAGCCAGTCCTTCCAGAGATTGGGTCTCTCTCTGTCGGGTTGGACATATAGTATATCTTCTTAAATCCAGAGCCACCTTGATTCATTGGATTCACAGTAGAACCC